CCTACGATGAGTTATCATTCCGGCGCAACGGTATATCCTGGTAATACTCAATTTGGCGGTAATCCAAGCTCTATGGGAATAATCAGAAATCCTTTAAGTTAAGTAATATAGGCGATTAGGTATAGATATGGCTGACAACTTATCATTGTTAGGTGGAAGAATGCCTACACAGCAGCAAGGTCCACAACTAAGCACAATATTGCAAGGCTTGCAATCAGCTTACGCTGGTCAAGGTCCACAGTTTTTGCAGCAAATGCAGCAGCAAGAGCAATACGGCAGACAAAAAGCTATGCAGGATTTTCAAATGCAAGAAGTCCTTGCCAAGTCTGCTGCTCAAGATGCTGTAAGGATCAGAGGTTTACTACAAACTGGAAATGTAGGTCAGGCAATTGAGTTACTGCAAGACAGGACTCAGCTAGAGAATAGAATTGGAGCTTCTAGCGAATCTACTCAAAATATGATTCAGATGCTTATGAATGATCCTATGTCAGCTATACCTTCTCTTGATTCTGCAATAAACAGCGCGTATCAGATTGGCTTAATACAGATGCCCAAGCAAGACGAACTAACTGTAAGCCAACTGCGTGAAGTAGGCACTAGTGCTAGAAAACTTAATCAAAACGTAGACGAGATAACGACCGCTTACAACAAGGTCAAGGGCTTAGAGAAAGAAATGAGAGCCAAAAGCAGATCAGCAATCAATGCGGGCATCATGAACGTAGCTCGACTGATATCACCGGGTGTTGTTACGGATGCTGATGCTAGGCAAATTGCTGGAGCGGATACGCCGATATCTGCGGTTATTGCTGCATTACAGGGAAGAGGCGTAAATACAGAACAGTTGATGCGAATTGTTGATCCAACAAATCCAGATACGTTTGACGTTGATCAGCTTATGGCTGTGGCTAACAGCGTGACTGCGGCTGGCATACCATCGATATATGATGCTTACTCAGATTTGCAGAGGACAGCTACAGACTTCGGCGCTAACCAAAGATTTATGAGCGCTTACTTCAATCCAGAGTCTAAGAGAATGCAAACTTTGGCTAATATAAGAACAGAAGTTAGCTCTCCCGCCTCAAATATGATTCAGTTTGAAAGCGAAGAAGACTTGAATACTGCATATCAAGAAGGACAAATAACAGATGCTGATTTGTCTAGGGTTAGAGTAAAAGCCGCTGATGGAAATTATTACCCAACAAGATTTACGGATTGATTTATGGCTCCTCAAACGAAGACATTAATAGCAGATACAAATCAGGCTCCTGTTTTTACTAGTGCTCCTGCACCTCTAAGAGAGATAGGCGAGCCTCAAAGAAGTCTTGTGGCTGATATACCTCTTACGCCCGAGCAGGAATCTGCAAGAGAGCTTTACCCTACAAGAGTGGGCGAGGTGCTCCCTGACAGTGGAGTTGTCGCTCGCACAGGATTGGGTGCGCTCAGTGCTTTAACATTTGATCCAAACGAATTCGCGCAGATACTAAAGGTTGCTGATCCTAGAATACAGGTAAGCACAGGGCCAAGAGGCGGTGTTTACATTAATCACCCTGAGAATCCTCAGACCTATGTTGTTAATAAGCCGGGTTTAAGCTTAGGAGATGTTCCTCAAACAATAGCAGCAATTACTGCGGCAACTCCTGCTGGTTTTGGTAGAACTGTGTTGACCAGGGCGGCATTAGAAGCGGCAACGCAAGCTGCAATAGAATTAGCCCAAAGTAAAGCTGGTGGCGAGTTTAATGTCGGAGAAGTAGCTATGGCTCCGATGTTTAGCGTTGCTTCAGATTTGCCCGGAGTGGTCTCTGCGGGAAGACAAGAATCTGCAATGAGAGGTCAGGTAGCCGGAACGCTCGAGGAGGGAGCAGCTCCTGAAATATCTCGCGTAGCAAGAGAGGCAACAACTGGGCGGGCTCCGCAAGCTGCTGAGCGTATGGTTGATGTTGTTCAACCTGATCCTGTTAGGGCTAGGGCTGTTCAGGAACTAGGGTTAGAAGAAATTACTCCGGCAAGAATCGTTTCTGGAAATCCTCAGTACATTCAGGTTGAGCAGGCTGTGGCTCAGATTCCTGGCTCAGCAATGGCTAATTCGGAGAAGCAGTTTATAAACGAATTAGCCGCTAGGGCTGGAAACTTCATAGACGAGTTTGGAGGGAGCCGGGACTTAATTGCCGTAGATGATCTCATCAAGAAAGAGATGAGCGATATAATGGACGGTCTGAGGGCACAGTCTGATGCTCTTTACACAAAGATTAGCGCAACGATTGATCCTAGAGCTAGGATAACTAATTTGCGTCCGCTTAGGGACGCGCTTAGGTCAAAAGCAATAGATGCAGGCGGTGTAAGAAACTTATCTCAGCCAGAACAACAATTGTTTAGAGAAGTGCAAAAATCAATGTCAGCAACTGGTAGAGCTGGGCAGATGACTTACTTTCGACTTGATGAGCTAAGGCAAAAAATAGGAGAGCAATACGGCAGCGCGTCTAGAGGTATGGTTCAGGGAGACACTGCATCATTCCAGCTCGGTAGATTGTATGACGCTCTTACAGAGGCGCAGGATCAGGCTCTTAGAGACCTTGACCCATCTATGTCTCAGGTTTGGGAAGCAGCAAAAGGTCTTGTCGCTGAGAGAAAAGGTCTTGAAGAGATAGCCAAGAATGTTGCTGGCAGGAATATGGAGAGGAATATTGTTCCTCAACTAACCAGAGCTATGAATCGGTTATCTGAGGGAAACAGTCAATTGTTCAAGCAGGTTATAGAAGCGGTCCCAGAAGGTATGAGACAAGAAGCTGTAGTAACTGCTCTTGGTGGTATTTTTACCCGTGGAGGCAGAACGAACGTGGAATTATCTCCCGGTCAATTTGCTGCTTGGTGGAATAAAATTAAGAGAGACTCTGGAGCTAGGGATTTGCTTTTTAGAAATCTTCCTTCTGGCGGCGCAAGGTATCTCAATAACTTAGCGTCTATATCAAAGGCTTATGCAGATGCAACAGCCTCTGCTCCCAGAACTGGTATAACTAATGCAATGGAAATGATGAATAATGACAACGGATTCATCAGCAAGTTTTTTGGAGAAATTCCCATTGCTGGCGCTTGGGTAAAATGGGCTTTGGATTCTGCCCCAGAAGATACGCTTAAAGCCGCAAGTCAAATGATGGGTGATCCAAGTTTTAAAAGAATTATTGTTAGGTCTGCAAGAGGGGAACCCACAGATAGGGCTGAGGCTAGCTTTATTAAAAGCAAGGTATTTAATAACTGGGCAAACACTGTTCCAGCCAACATCAAAGAAAGAGCATTAGCCGTAGGTGTGGCTAATTACTTTTTGAACAGTACAAGCGGTGAAGAATAATGGCTAGATTTAATGAAATAAATGCACAATATTTTGATGACGCTGGCGATCCGTTAAGCAACGGTAAGATATATTTTTATGAGACGGGTACGACTACTCTTAAAGATACTTTTAGCGATATTAATCAAACTATAGCTAACACCAATCCAGTTATATTAACTGCGGCAGGTAGGCAACCAAACATATTCTTCAGCGGCACAGCTAAGTCAATATTAGTAGACAAGAATAATGTGCAGATACTAGTCCGTGACCCGGTAGGTCAGACAGCTAGTGTATTTGGTGATGGATGGGTAGCTACGAAGATATACAGTGCTGATGCCGTAGTATTAGGTAGCGATGGTCAATACTATCGATCTCTAGCCTCCGGTAACCAGAACAACGATCCGACTTCTACGTCTGGATACTGGACGCTACTTTACTCAGTAGAATGGAACTCGGGCATAACCTATCAGGAAGGTGCTGTAGTCACCTATAACGGCGAGCAGTACCAGAGCCTCCAGAACACCAATCTGAACAATAATCCGTCCAGTGCGACAGCGTACTGGGTGCTACTGAGCTTTGCCTGGCTGTCTACCAAGACATACGCAATCAATGAAAATGCGGTAGGTACTGACGGCATTCTCTATACGTCTTTACAGAACTCTAACACTGGCAACATTCCGGCAAGCTCTCCTGCCTACTGGGTAGGCACATCTGCGGCGGCAGCGGCAAGTGCTACGGCGGCGGCAGCATCTGCGACAGCGGCAGCAGCTAGTGAGACAGCAGCGGAAACAGCAGAGACTAACGCAGCAGCGTCTGAGACGGCAGCAGCAGCTAGCGAGACAGCGGCGGCGGCTAGTGAATCAGCGGCGGCTACAAGCGAAACCAATGCAGCTTCTAGTGCCTCAGCAGCGTCTACAAGTGAAACCAACGCAGCGGCTAGTGAGACTGCGGCAGCAGCGAGTGCTAGCGCAGCCTCTACCTCTGAGACCAACGCAGCTTCAAGTGCTAGTGCGGCCTCTACTTCAGAGACCAATGCAGCAGCCTCAGAGACAGCAGCGGCAGCTTCAGAAACAGCAGCAGCGGCCTCGGAGAGTGCGGCAGCTACCAGTGAGACTAATGCAGCTAACAGCGCGTCAGCGGCCTCTACAAGTGCCACAAACGCATCTACCTCAGAGACTAACGCAGCTACTTCCGCAACTAATGCAGCGACTTCCGCAACAGCAGCGGCGGGTTCGGCTACCTCGGCAGCTACCTCGGCAACTGACGCAGCGGCATCCTTGGATGAATTTACCGATTTGTACCTTGGCGCTAAATCTACTGCGCCTACGGTAGACAATGATGGCAACCCACTTCAGACAGGTGCTTTGTACTTCAACACTGTCTCTAACACGATGTTTGTCTACACAGGCTCTTCGTGGGCAGCAGCAGGTTCAGCAGTTAACGGTACAGCGGAACGCCAGGAGTACACAGCGACTTCAGGCCAGACTAACTTCTCAGCAACCTACGATGTGGGTTTTGTAGATGTCTACCTGAACGGCTCTAAGCTAATACCTACTACTGACTTCACAGCCACAGACGGCGCTACGATTGTACTAACTACCGGAGCTACCACAGGCGATAATGTCTCTATCATTGCCTACGGTGCGTTCAATGTTGCTGATGTGTACACACAGGCTCAGAGTGACGCTCGATACACACAGAAGTCTAATAATCTGTCTGATCTTGATAACGCAGCCACAGCCAGAACAAACCTTGGCCTAGTTATCGGCACAGACGTAGAAGCGTTTGACGCAACTATCCTAAAGTCAGCAGACATTGGTGTAACTGTTCAAGGCTATGACGCTAACACTACTACGTCTACAAACACTCAGACGCTTACGAACAAGACCATCAGGGACACTGTCTACGCTCTGTCAGGCACAGCCTTTGACGCTACCAACGGCGCAGTACAGACCAAGACTCTCTCGGCCAACACGACTTTCACAGACTCTCTAAGCTCTGGTGACGCAATCGTCCTACAGCTTGAAGCAGGTGCATCCTACACAGTAACGTGGCCTACAATGACTTGGGTTACCTCTGGCGGTAACGTCGCTCCTACGCTGACTGCGAAAGACACACTGGTGTTCTGGAAAGTCTCCTCCGTACTCTACGGTGCTTACACTGGCAGCTACGTTTAGGAGTAACGCATGAGCAAATTAGCCAAGGCGCTAACAGCAGCGGCAGGTAATGCAGGTGAGTCTCTGTACGTTGAGGACGTGTTCTCGACTTATTTGTACACGGGTAATAACTCTTCACAGACAATTACTAACAACATTGACCTTGCAGGCGAAGGCGGCTTGGTATGGTTTAAAAGAAGGTCTACTGCAAGAACTCATATTTTAATTGATACTGAGCGTGGTAAGACAAGTTACTTACAAAGTAACGAAACTGTTGCCGCAGAAACAGGCATTACAAACACTATTACGTCTTTTAATTCTGACGGTTTTTCTATTTCTGACCAACAAGACATAAACGGTAACGCAGAAACTGTTGCCTCATTTACATTCCGCAAGGCTGAGAAGTTCTTTGATGTTGTAGGGCCGTTTACAGGGAATGGAAATTCCTCACATTTAATTAGTCATAATTTAGGCTCTACACCTGCTTTTATGATAATGAAAAGAACTGATAGCACTAGCGGTTGGATGACCGCTGCCTCAGATGGAGCGGGAAATTACAAAGCAGCCTTTAATTTAAATTCTACTGCTCAATCTTATGTAACAACGCCGATTTCAACTGTTTCGACAGATAGCACTGTGGATGTGGGGTATTGGAATCCAAACTGGGACGGAGCGGCAAATTTATCCGGAGCTACTTATGTTTTATACCTATTCGCCTCAGACGCAGGAGGCTTTGGAGACGATGGTGACGAGAGTATTATTAAGTGTGGGAGTTTTACGACTGATTCCTCTGCTGTGTTTTATGAAAATCTTGGATTTGAACCGCAGTGGGTATTGGTAAAGAGGTCTGATGGCACCAGCGCGTGGAATCTTTTAGACAATATGCGTGGTTTTCTAGCAGAAGGCACTGCGGGTGGAAAATATTTAAGACCAAACACAAGTGGAGCAGAAGGTAATTTAAGTAGTACAGACAGTGAATATATAAATGCCACTGGATTCGGTGCGAATGGTAATGGTGTTACTGGTAGTGCTAATGCAACTTTTATTTACATAGCCATACGCCGCCCAATGAAAACGCCTGAGTCTGGGACTGAGGTTTTTAAAGCAAACTATGTTGATAACGGTGCGTCATTTCCAGATATGCTTTCTGGCTTCCCTGTTGATATGTATTTCAGAAGATATGTAAACACTACAAATAACCCGTATTGGTTTACAAGGCTTCTTGGTACTAATGTTTTAAATTCCACTACTAGTGGAGCAGAACAATCCTTCAGTGCCAACAGCACAGCTATGGATAGCAATGTTGGCGTAATGAATATTTTTAGTACAAACAATACTGATTTTTATGGTTGGATGCTAAAACGCGCCACAGGCTGTTTTGATGTGGTTGCCTATAGCGGTTCGGGTAATTTTCCTCAGAATGTAACGCATAATCTAACCGTAACGCCTGAAATGATGATTTTAAAATATAGAGACGGTTCATCAAATTGGTATGTTTATCATTCTGCGCTTGGCAATACAAAAATTTGTCAGTTAGACAACGACACAGCCTCAAGCACATCGGGTAGTTCTTGGAATAATACATCACCTACAGCAACTCAATTTACAGTCGGCTCACTTCTTAATTATCCAGTTGCAGGAAAATACATAGCCTACCTCTTCGCCACACTAGCAGGAGTAAGCAAAGTATTTTCGGTGACAAAATCAAGCGGAAGCAATGCTGATGTAGACTGCGGTTTCTCGGCAGGTGCTAGATTCATTCTAATCAAGCGTACAGACTCTACTGGCGACTGGTACGTCTGGGACAGCGCGAGAGGTATTGTTGCAGGTAACGATCCTTATCTCTTATTAAACTCTACAGCCGCAGAAGTTACATCTACAGACTATATTGATCCTTTGTCTTCTGGCTTTACTATCGTAGACGGCGGTTTGGCTAATGGAGACTACATTGGACTTGCAATAGCATAAGGAAACTATTATGGAATATCGTATTCAATCAACTGGCGAAGTCAAAACTCAAGGCGAAGTCAGAAGAATGCACAGCAACACATCACTGCCACGAGTGTGGGACGCAGACGTTTGCGAGTTCTTAGGGATAGACCCTGTACTCGCAGCACCCAAACCGGAACCAAGCGCAGCCTACAAGCAAGTAGGTCGTAATGGCGCAGTTCAAGACGCTAACGGCAACTGGGTAGAGGCTTACATAGAAACAGATATGTTTGCAGACACCACAGAAGACGGTGTTACTACTACTAAAGCAGAGCATGAGGCGGCTTATCAGGCACAACTCGATGCAACTGCTGCGGCAAGCGTCAGAACACAGCGTGATGCTAAACTAGCCGAGACTGACTGGACGGGTATGTCTGATGTTACAATGACCGCTGAAATGGCTGCGTACAGACAAGCCCTGCGTGACATAACTACTCACGCAAACTTTCCCTACTTACAAGATTCTGATTGGCCGGAGACTCCATAATGAGCAAGTCACGAGACATAGCCGATAGCGCGGCAACGATTAACTACATTGATGGCCTTACGTCTGACGCTCAAGGTCAACTTGATGCCAAGGCTACTCTTGATGGCAGCCCTACATTCACAGGCACTGTAACAGCTACTGCGTTTAGTGGTGACGGCTCTGGTTTAACTGGTGTTGATTCTCTGCCAAGTCAGACAGGCAATGCAGGTGAGTTTCTTACTACAGATGGAACTAGCGCATCTTGGGCTGAAATATCTGCAAGCCCGACACTTGAAGCTACAGCGTCAGGCGCATTAGCCAATGGCGATATGGTAATTATTAATGCCAATGGAACTGTTAGCGTGGTTACTCAGAGTCTTGGGCCATCTGTAATTGGCTCGCCAACTGTTTATAACTCTTCAGGGACTACTAGATATAATAACATTGCTTATGACAGCAATGCTCAAAAAGTCGTTATAGCATATAGAAATGATGGAAATTCAAACTACGGCACAGCAATTGTTGGCACTGTTAGTGGAACATCTATAACTTTTGGAACTCCGGTTGTCTTTAATTCGGCAACAACAAATATGGCTAGTGACAGCATTGTTTTTGACAGCAGCAACAATAAAGTAGTTATTGGGTTTAGGGATGATGGGAATAGCTTATACGGAACAGCAATAGTAGGAACAGTAAGTGGCACATCAATTAGTTTTGGGAGTGAAAGTATTTTTCTTAATGCCCAAGCCGAAGATATAGCAATGGCTTTTGATAGTAATAGCAACAAAGTAGTTATATTTTATCGTTATGTTGGTTTAAGTAACACAGGATACGCCTCAGTAGGGACTGTTAGTGGCACATCAATTAGTTTTGGAAGTAGAGTTGAGTTTAATAACGGCGAAACTCTCGAAACAACTTCAGTTTTTGACAGCAGCAACAATAAAGTAGTTATATTTTATCGAGATAACGGCAACTCAGAATACGGAACTGCTAGAGTGGGGACAGTAAGCGGAACATCCATTAGTTTCGGGTCAGAGGTTGTTTTTAATACCGGAACATCGAATATGATGAGTGCGGCATTTGATTCGAATAGCAACAAAATTGCACTTGCATATAATGACGAACCGGATTCATATAAAGGTAAATGTATTATTGGAACAGTAAGTGGCACATCAATTAGTTTTGGCAGTCCGGTCGTGTTTGAGTCATTAAACGCATATTTTTATAATGCAGTCACATTTGATAGTGTTTACAACAAAATTGTTGTTGCTTGGATGCAGAATAATGGAGGAACTTATACAAGCAAAGTAGCCGTAGGAACAATAAGCGGAACATCTATTAGCTTTGATACTCCTGTTACTTTCTTAAGCGGATATTCTCAGAATGCAACAATAACATATGACTCTAACAGTGAATCAGCAGTAATAGTTTATTTGGATAATTCTAATAGCGGCTATGGAACTGCATCTGTTTTTCAGCCTGTAACAGCCTCTACAAATTTAACTAGCGAAAACTTTATTGGAGTTGCTGATGCAGCATACTCTGACGGTGCAACGGCTAAAATTCAATTAGTAGGTTCTGTAGATGACGCTCAGTCAGGTTTAACGGCAGGTCAAACTTATTATGTGCAGGGAGATAATACTCTAAGCGAAACTCCCGCAAATCCATCGGTGATTGCCGGAACAGCCGTATCAGCCACAAAACTCATTGTCAAAGGATAAATTATGAAGACTATTATAGATTTAGATAACTGTTCAAAATATTTGTTTGCGGACGACAAAGCCGTTGTAATCAAAGCCGACTGCATTGAGATAGGAAATCCTATTGAGTTTATTATTAGTGACTTAAAATCAAGCAACGCTACTCTTATTGAAGGCGTAACTGAGCCAGACGATTGGTATGGCTGCAAGTATAACTGTGCCGCTGATGGCACTTGGTCTTTAGTCGAAGGTTGGGTAGACCCGCGCATAGAAGAAGATGCTGCTTAGGGCAAGAGTATGAAAAGTGGTCCATGTGTTTGTGTTGATTTTAATTATTGGAGGAGACCAAGAGTCTGAAACGTGTGATCAGGCGATGTGCTTTTACGACTTAAACCGCTGTAATTATTTTGCAAACAGACTGCAAAGACGTACAACACCTAGCACATCTAGTCCGATCTCAGCTTACTGTAAGCCGATTTTAGTAGACCCAAAGCAAGATGGGATAAGGATTTACTGATGGCAGCAGAGATTATAGCGGCAGTACAGATGTGCTCTTCGGCCTACCGTTTTATGAAGACGGCGGTAAACGAGGGCAAAGAATTGGGTGACATGACCAGAGCTTTGAGTAAGTTCTGGGATGCGCGGGAAGAGGTCAGTGTACTCGAACAAAAGGCCACTAACCCGAGCAAAATAGAAAAATTGTTTGGTGGTAAGTCAGTTGAAAGTCAGGCTCTTGAGATAACACTCCAAAAGAAAAAGGCTCAACAACTCGAAAGAGACCTTAAAGACCTTTTCTACTGGTCGGGCCATGCAAACCTTTGGCACGATATGCTCAAGGAAAGAACAAAGATACGGAATATGAGAATCGCTGAAGCTAAAGCTAAAGCAGAGACTAGAGCGGCAATGATCGATATTGTGGCGATTGTAGGCACTTTTTCAGTTCTTTTTGTCGCAGCGATGTTTATTATTAATCTGGTAATAAAATGATTGAATTTCAAACAGGGTTTAACGTGTTTCTGGCAATCGTAAGTTTTGGCGGCGGCTGGTTAGTCAATCGGGTCTTCGTACTGTTAGACCGCATAGATGCCGACATGAAGCAGATACCTGAGAAATATGTTGCCAAGGATGACTATCGTGAGGACATCCGCGAAGTGAAAGAGATGCTCGGAGCGATATTTAAAAGACTTGAGAATAAGGCTGACAAATGAAACTTGATCCTGTCCTTTTAAAGATTGCGTGTTCTTGGTCTATTAAGGCTTACAATGACAAGAATAAAGACGCGATCAAAATAGAAAACAGGATTACAGGAGCCACGGCTTTTGTAATCAAGCGCAAGACCATTGATATCATTGCGTTCCGTGGTACAGAGAAAAAGCTAAACGATATTCTCACAGACCTGACTGCCATCCCAGTTCCGTATGCTGGCAGGATGTGCCACGCAGGTTTCGCTCTACAACACGCTTCTATCTGGAAAGAGATCAAGAAGCACATTGACCCAAAGAAGCGCACATTATTTACGGGACATTCACTCGCTGGGGCTCTCGCCGAGACTTCCTGTGCAAAATTAAGCGGTAAGCACGACAATCTGAATTTGATTACCTTCGGTAAGCCGAACGTGTTTTTCAAAGGCTTTAAGCGACCTATGAAGTTAGATACGCAAATTTCTTGTGTTAACGGCAGCGATGCTGTGGCTAGAATTCCTCGTCTCTGCTACGGCCCTAGCAAGTCCCAAGATATGCTGTACTTCTCAAATGGCGGCGTGGACTATATCAACCCCTCTTCATACCTTCGCAAGAAGGATCGGGGTATAAAAGACCGCATCTCAGACCACTTTATGGACGGGTATAAAGCCCGCTTAGTTAAGTTTTTGGAGGACCAGAAAAATGGCAAGACTGGCGTTGATATTTAGTATGGCTTTACTCGTGTCTTCGTGTACTACGGTTGAGCAGGTCAAAGCAAACAAAGAAATTTACTGCTCTCAATTCTACAAAGGCATGAGAGCCGTAGGACGAGGCGCACTGTCTGCCACTACGGGCGTAGTCGTACCGGATGTTTGTGACACGATTGACGCTATTGTCGAAGAAGAAAACTCTGACGCATGATTAAAATTGGTAAGCTACTTAAGTCCCTAGCACCCACTGTTGCTGAAGCTGCGGGCGGCCCCCTCGCCGGAATGGCGGTCAAAATGGTGGCGTCCAAGATGGGTGTGCCGGAAGCAAGTGCCGAGAAAATAGAAGAAATTTTAGAGACACAGCCTGAAAAAGCTGTATTGGTAAGAGAAGCTGATCAAGACTTCAAGACCAAAATTAGAGAGATGGAAATCGACTTAGAGTCTTTTAAGACAGAAGTTGACGACAGGAAGGATGCACGAAAAACCTTTGGCGATGATCCTACCCCTAAGATATTTGCCATGCTGGCGTTAATTGGGTTTTTAGGCTACGTGTTTATGGTTACCATACAGCCCCCCGATGCCAATGACGACGGCGTAGTTAACTTGATTCTGGGCTACTTAGGTGGTCTTGTTTCTGGCATATCCGCTTTCTTCTTCGGTGGCAGCAATGGAAAGAAGTAAGATGGAAAAACTATTAGAAATGCTTAAGCGCCATGAAGGCGTACGGTCTAAGGTGTACCTGTGTTCTGCCGGTTACGAAACTATTGGTGTGGGGCGAAATATCTCAGAATCTGGGATTGGGCTGTCTGACGAAGAAGTTGACATGCTACTAGAAAACGACATTGCCAGAGTAATCAAAGAGTTGGCCTCAGAATATCCGTGGTTCAACGATCTTGATGATGTCAGAAAAGATGCTATGATTGACATCAGTTTTAACCTCGGAGCTACGCGTTTGCGTGGTTTTCGACGCGCATTGGCTGCGATGGAAGCAGCTAACTACAAAGAAGCCAGCACCGAATTCTTAGACAGTAAATGGGCCAAGCAAGTGGGTGGCCGTGCTTTGGAGCTAGCAGATATGATCGCCAGTGGCGAATATGTCTAATCCATATATATTTACCGCTACTGTCTCTAAAATTGTAGACGGAGATACGATGTATGTTACTGACATCAATTTGGGTTTTGGCATCGTGCATCGCGGTGATAATGGTCGTGGCATTTGCTTGCGTCTTAATGGAATCGATACCCCGGAATCTCGCACTAGAGATTTGGAAGAAAAGCGTTATGGACTCGCAGCCAAAGCGTTTGTCAAGGCGTTCGCGCCAGTAGGCACTGAAATTGTTTTAAGGACTTACGAGAAAGGTAAGTACGGCAGATGGTTGGCTGACATCAAAGTAGGTAATAAGTGGCTCTGCAGAGAGTTGATTAAGCACCATCATGCGGTTGCTTATTACGGTCAAAACAAATCAGAGATACAAAAAGCCCATTTAGCAAATAGGCTTAAAGTATGTTCCACGTGAAACTACTCAGCAGGCAAATAGTTAAAAATTAAATCACTGTCACACTCAATAGTCACCCTGGCGGTATCTGTAGCCACGTAGTAAGTTATTGTAGGCATTTCAGCAATGTGGCAGTCAATGTTATCGACTTTGATAATAATTGGCGTAGGCGGCTCCACAGGAGCTTCTTCTGTAGCGAAAATCGATCCGAGGATATACGAAAGTATGCCAATAGCCATAATCGCCATGATTGAATAGTGAATTTTTGTCATAGTTAATCTCTTTCGCCTTTCAGTGGTTTAATCGTAAAAAACTCTTGATGATCTGGGTTTTTTGCTCGAAACATTCGGGCGTAGTAGGCTATAAAGTTATTAGATATCTTAAAATCATCGCCGCTTGTTTTAATGGCGTAATCCCATCGCATCTTGTTGATTACTAGCCATGCTGATGACTTCTTCACACCTGATTTAATCAACTCATGCGTCTGCTCTTGGAATTCTAACCAGATGTGTGGGTTTTTCTTATGCCAGTCCCACCACTTTTGTTTAATGTCATCAGTAGCGGGGGCTGAAAATTTATTCTTATAAATGCTCATCGTTTCCCCTAAAATGGAATATCGTCATCAAAATTATCAATAGGTGGGGTGGCTGATCGGTGACCAGCCTCTGGTTGATCGCCCCCTCGACCACGGGGAGTGTTAACGCCAGATTCGCCTTTGTGCATATCTAAATTATTGACAATGACTACGGGCTTGGAGTGCTTAACCCCATCCTTTTCCCATGTCTCCAAAACAAACTCTCCCTGCACAGTTACAGGCTTGCCTTTGAGAAGGTACTGAGCCAGCTTGTCAGCTCGATCACCCAACAGCTTGCATTCTACCCAACTTACCTTCTCATATTGGCCGTAGCCCTGTTTAACGGGCAGAGGGAAGCTGCCTACACTCTTGCCGTTGGGCGTAACCCTTAAATCCAAATCCTTGCCTAGATTACCGCTAAAAATACATATATTCATATTTTACAATCCACTTAAAATTAATAGAAATATTCCAGTTAAAATCACAAGTGATCCTACGCCATACAAAAACTCGCTCATCTTCTCGCTAATCCTCATTTGCTTTCACCGTAGTAGGCTGCTCTGAAATCCGATGACTTCATTACCTCCCTGTCTTTGGTGGGAAAAGACCCGCCTTTCGATGGTGCGACCCACAGAGCCTCTTGAACGTGTTTTGGCAGCGTAAACCATTCCTCTGCTGCAGACGATAAGTCACCATCTGCAATGCCAGTAAGAATTGCGTCAATAGAGCTTGAATAGTCTTTTTGGTAGTCAATAATAGCCGAATTGCCATCGTCATCATCAGTCGGCACTCCGGCGGCTGCTTGCAAACTCAGCCGACGACAATAGGTTATTCCCGCTGCATAGCCGTGAGCGTCCTGCTTGCAAGGAATTAAAAATTCTGACTCCAGCCATTCGCCAGAGCTGTGCATGATCCGTGTAGCAACTCCTACGCACCCGTCCTGAGATACTGGCAACTGGACAAAGCTCAAGCCGTTATCAGCAAATGGCTTTCTGACAGCAGCTATGACCGATGTGAGGTCTGCATACTTGGACTTAAAGAATGGGTTCTCAGAGTCCTTAATTGCAGAACCCATTTGACTTTGCGCCTTTGAAAGAGCTGTTGCTAGCTCAGAAATTGATTCAGATTGACTAATCATTTAGTAGGTTCCCCTGCTCGGCGTACAGGCCGGTCATATAGATGTTGAAAAATTCTTC